AGGATTTGAACAAGCAGCAGTTAATGCTAGTTTGTTTAATGCTAACCAATCGTTTGCTATGTCAGAATATGGTAATCGACTTTCACAATATGCAGCTGATTCTAGAGCTGTTAATTCACTACCTGCTGGACCATTATTTGCACCAACTGCTGAGTTCCAAACTATCAGACCAATCAAGCAAGCAGATCCAGAGAAACCAAGTATGCTTGGTTCTATAATGGCAGGTGTTAGTGCTGGCGTAGGTGTCGGTTCTGGTATTGGTCATGCTA